GTAGTACACATAGAGGTCATTGAGTATCTGCTGTGTATCACTTAAGATTGTAATGATGTTAGCCCTATCCTTTTGAATGATGTCAAAGCAGTAAATGTCAAAATTAAACTCGGAGGTATTCTCGGTAGGGATAACACTAACAGGAACCACAAATACAATAGGATATTTCTCATCCTTGGTAGCGAAGTTGAATATCTGTTCCTTGAAGTCACTGCCTACTTTCTTAACCTGTAGATGGTTAGTATAAAACAGCTCGATGTGGTCAATGATTGCTTGTAGTGAGTTCATTATAATTCAGCGTTTTTGTTAATCTTGTTTATCTTATTCTGTACGTTGGTTACTTGAGTCTCAGACACTACAGCGGTAACAGTCATGGAGCTTTCATTGGTAGTACCTCCTGCACTCATTGTGCCTCCAGCATTAGCCGAGCCAAAGAGCTGTGCAGCTTGTGGTACTTGCTGTGCTACGTTGGCACTTTCACCACCACCACCTGTACTACCACCACCACCACCTGATGTAGGGGTGCCACCTGATGTTAGTATCTGCTTTGCCTTGGCAATGTTGGTAGCAATCTGTATGATACCGGTAGCAAACTGAGCAATACCTGCAGCACCTGCGGTAGGAGCATTCAATGGGTTAGCATTTGATGCAGCCACGAGGGATGAGATGGCTTTACCTGTATCAATACCTATCTGTATCAATGCATTTGCCTTGTTAAATTTCTCTAGTTTCTTTTGGTCCTTGATAAATGCAGCACCTACAGTATTAATACCATTGGCAATATCTGCAGCTATTTGTAGCCTTGCATCCCTTGCTTTTTGGTCAGCTTCAATTTGAGCTAGGGCTGCATCATTTGCTAGCTTTTCCTTATCCTTTTCTAGTTTATTAAAAAGAGCCAATTGGAGTGCAGCATTACCCTCTGCTAGTTTGTATTCCTCAGCGTATTTAGTTTCAAGGGCCTGCAGTTTCTTTTGGTCCTCAGTAAGTTCTGCATCTGCCAATGTTTTAGCTAAGGCATCTTGTTGTTTTAACTTAGCATCTGCACGCTTCTGATTTTCTGCCTCCTCCTGATCGTTGTATAGTTGAGTCAATGTTTTCTTCTGCTCCTCCGTTAGCGTGGTATCTGCCAAGGTCTGAGCTCTTAGCTTGTCATACTTTGCCTTAGTCATGGCTAACTCTTTCTCAGTTCCCTCCTCCATTAGTTGGAGCTGTAAATCAGCTATGATGTCATTGCCTTTCTTTAAGTTGTCCTGTTCAGTCTTAGTCTTATCTGCTGCAAGCTTATCAAGTTCCTGTTGTTGTTGCGTTAAGAACATTGCATTGAACTTAGCTTTCTCTTCTGCTGTTTTGTTAGCATCATTCTTAAGGTCATTCATTAACCTGGCATACTTCTCATTTACGATAGCTACCTCTCTTGCATTTGCATCCTTAATTTGTGATAGTTCAAAGTCTCTTAGAGTCCTTGCATTGTCAAGTCTATTCTTAGCGTTCTGCTTAGCTTTCTCCCTAGCCTTTTCTGCTGCAGCTGCTGCCTCATCTCCTGCTTTCTTTTCAGCCTCTTTCTCATCCGCTAACTCTTGAGCCTTAATTCTCTTGCGTTCATTGACACCACCTCTAATAATTTTATTCTCATCCTCAATCTGCTTTCTTAATTCAGCTCTTTTCTTAGTTGCCTCTTCACCCTCTTGGTGCCTCATTGCCTCAAGTGCTTTCTTAGCTGCCGCCTTTCTCTTGATAGACTCTTTCTCCAGTGCTCTTGACTTGTCAAGCTCTAGCTGTGTGGTATCCTTGCCTGCAATCTTAGCCATGGCAATCTCTTGGTCGTAGCCCTCAGATATTTTATCAGCTCGTTTCTTAGAACTCTCTGCTGTTTTCTCATTAGCCTTAGCCATCTTCTCCGCATTCTCATCGGCAGCAAAGCTAGTCAACCCTAGGTAATCACCTAATGCTTTGAGGCCATCAATCAATGCATTGACAGGTATCATTAAAAAGTCAAGTACTTTCTGTAGCACCCCTATCTTGTGGAGAAAGATAACAATGGCAGCAACAATAGCCACAATCACAGCCACCAATAAAAAGATAGGGTTAGCTAGAATGGTTGCACCTAATGAAACGAATGCACTACCCATGGTCATGATAACCCCTGTCAAGGACTTAAACCCTCCTGCTATCATCTTAGGGTCAATGCCACCTATTACATTCTTAAACACATTAGCTTTCTGCTGTGCCTCTTCAAAGTCTAAGCTAAGCAATGAGTCCTTGATACCACCTAATGAGTTACTGACCTGCTCAAACTTAGAGCCTGTAGCAAAGGTATTCACTGCCTCATTGGCATCGGATAGTTGGTCCTTAAGTTCACCTGCTCGTTGTGATAACCTGGCAATATCTGCAGGGTCAGTTGCTTCAGCAATGGCACCCTTTAATGATTTTAATTCTGCCTTGATGGCACCAATGCCACCGAGTTTTAAAGGTATTTCTACTTCATTCATCTTATGGCTTGTAATATCTTATCTCAATAGTAGTGTTGACTAGGTAGTTATCTACAAAGCCTACTCCTATCTGTGTTGTGAATATATCTATAGTGTTATTTGATGGTACATACTGAGCACTGATCACCCCGTCAAAGTTAACGTTGTTAATCATAACGGTTAGCTCACTGCCTAGGATAGTACCTAGCTCCCAATTTTGTATGGCTCCCTGATACTCACCTTGGTTTTGTCGAGTCCATACTATATCTCCAAAGCTACCCTCTTTCACATCTACTGTAGGGTCAGCTGTTCCACTCTGATTAAGCAATGCAGTGTACTTGTAGTATGCAGGGTCAACAGGTATTCCATTCATTCTACCTCTTACCACGAGGTTGTCAGTTACTATACCATCATCCTCAACACTGTATCCCTCAGTAGCCACCATGACTCTAAGTCCACCCGGTACCACGTTACCCCTGTTCACCACGTCACCAACTATACCACCACCTGTGAGCACGTTGCTATTCATACTCTTGGTCTTAACCACAGTGCTGTTGCCTACCTGTTGGATACCACTGATGTTAGGCAGTCCAACACCTGGTGTACCGAACGGGTTAATGAATGGCATGAAGTCCACCTCGTTATCAATGCTGATTAGCTCTACCTGTGTAAGCTCATTACCATTGGCATTGTAGTCAATGACCTTGTTAATGTTCCACCATGAGTTATCAATCCTAATCTTATCATTCAGTTCCAATGGTTGGATATCAGACTCTTTAAGATTAAAGAATGCAGTCAACATCTTACCGTTGTTTATCTGCCCCATGGTACGTCTCCAGTACCTGTTGTAAAGATTGTTATCTGTTAGGCTTGATGGTTGGTAGTAGTAGAATGCACAGGTTGAAAAGTTGATGTCAAAGGTAGGATTCAATGGATCATCAAAGTGACCTACATACGGGTAGCTTGTGACCCCTGTCATACCTGTAGTACCATAGTCATAGATGTGGTACGGTGAACAGCTACGTGTTGTGCCATCGTACAGGATACGCAGGTTAGTCTTAGGAGCTTGCCCTGCAATCATTGGAACGTATGCCCCGAATGGTGTCCTGATTATTGGAGTAGGTCCAAACAATACAGGCTTAGTAGTTACATCCTTTACATACTCGTTGTCAAAGACCACCTCTGCCTGTCCATAGATTTGATTGGTAGCTGTGGTGTAGGTCTCATTAGGGCTATCCTTATCGGGTGCATAGGTTAGTATTACTTTCTTGCTTGTTAGCTCAGGGAGAAATGACAGTGACTGCTCTCTATCCTTAGCTAGCTTCAAGGTCCAATCTACCTCTTTACCTGCATCGTAGTAGTCATCCCTGTGGATGAGGTTGAGCAGGTTAGGCTGTGACTTGTCCACCTCTGCATACAGGTTGTACATGTTGAATATACCCTTGATAAATTCATTCTGCTTTATCTTCTTAGGCACATAGTCATTCACATCAATGGTACCACCAATGGCCACTATGTTATTGCTTGGGGTAATGCTGATGTCAATGTTAGTAATGACTGCCTGTATCTTAATCTGACCGGATGCACAAGCTGGTCCTGTAGCTGACCCCGTTCTCCATATAGGGGATAGTGCAGGCTGGTTAGTTTGACCGTATAATATCCTAGGCACCTTGATGGCTAGCCTACCTTGAGATAGCTGTGGTAAGTTCTGTGCAGTCAAGGCCATGGTGCATACAGCTGTTTGACTCAAGATCGTAGTGGTACCATTAGCCACCGATGTAGGTGACTGCACTGCATAGGTCACTGATGGACTCGCATTCAATGGTGCAGGGTTGGTGTATAGGTTGGTAGTGTAACACACCACACCATTCTGTGTGAGCACTAACTGAGGCTGAAAGAATACAGGTGAGGCAAAGCCATTGGTACCTGAGTACAGCGTTACCCCTGATGAGTTGACTAGCCTAAGCTCATATTGTATCTGCACGCTGTAGTCATACTGCTGTGAGTTGTTTGAGCTAATGTTGAATGGGGTGCTATACACACCCGTCACAGGATTGTAAATGTTTTGAGGGTCCTCCGTCTCAGTCCACCCTGCTATTGTTTGAGGGTTTTGGAATTCAGCAGTACCTGCAAAGAATGTACCGGTATAAGTGTTGGGTCCTGCATTAGCCTTGACTGTGTAGTCATTGTAATCAAAGTTATCCGTATCCCCATTGTAAGGAATGATGAGACGATCAAACCTATCAATAGCTAGGTCAGGCCAACTATACTGAAACCCCGCATCCTGAAAGATACGGTCAAAGTAAGTCTTAGCAAAGATAGCAGGCTTGAATTCTTGAGTGCTGTAGAATGCATCACCACTACCTGGGAGGAAGTACTTGAAACCATCCACCACTGAGTTGTTAAACCTGCTCACTACATTGAATGCATCGTATGTATGGTTGAGGTCACTGAAGTCTATATCTGTTAGCTCAAGGTTGTTGATGGCTGTAAAGAAGTCTGCCTTGTTATCCTTGACCAATACCTCATACTCTACATGGTGCTCATAGCCATCCGTTATCTGTACTTTCTTAACTGCTGTGAGCTGTAGGCTTGCATCCTCCATGACAGGGATACCATCCTGAATAACTGAGCAGGTAGTCAAAGCATTGACATTGAATGTACCTGCTATGATGTTCACATCGTAGTAGTGGTTCAGTAGGTCGTTGTTGTTCTTACTGCCTACCAATGTAATGGTCTTAGAAAAGTTACCTTTCCTCTGAGAGATATCTCTAATATCCCCTACCTGAAAGTTCAAAGGGAATGAAGTCCCCTCCTTTACCTCAAGATAGCCCGTTGCTAATTGTATCTTAACCATTGACTGTATCGTTATTGGCTAGCTTAATTGTAATGCTCTGCTTAATCAAGTTCTTATTTCTCTGCTTGAATTTCTCGTAGTTAGATGTCACGATGTTACAGCTCACATACTCAGTGCTTGCAGGGATGTCACAGCTCTCATCGTAGTTGCTAATCTTGAAGTAGGTGTAAGGTGAACTGACAAGCTCAGTGAAGTACTCAGCCATCTGCTCATTCATCCAATTGGTATTTAGGTCGATGGTGTTATCTACACTCACATAGCTGTTGATGTACCCTCTATCTGTTAGGTCATAGGTCCACTCACTTGAGTCAATGTACCCTGCCACATCTTGATTGTACTGCTCTCGTGTTACGTTGCCTCTTTCAAAGTACCTACCTGTGAATGCAAAGCTACCCCATGAGCCATAGCGGTCAAGGAAGATAATGCTAATCTCTTTATCCTGGACTCTACGATCTATGTTCACCCGGTAGCTCTGTGTGACCTGATTGCCATTGTGCTCATAGTAGAACTCATACCATTGAGTGGTAGGCTTAATCAATGGCAATGCACCTGTTACCACAGTCAAGGTACCTGCATTGTTAGGACCTACTGCGTTACCTGTTACATGGTCAGTGGCTGATACTGATTTCTCAAATATCTCAGCTGCATCATTGGTGAATATAATCTTGTGAGTACCTGGTCCTGGACCTCCATACACTGCGTTCATCCAAAGGTCTTGAGATAGCGTAGCATAGAACTCCTGAGCAGGGATAGAGCTAAGGAACTTATCTGATGGTGAATTGAGAAAGTAGTCAGTGAATAGGTAGCTAGGCCATTGTGTCCAAGGGATAGCTCCATTGAATACATAGTTGTTTAGCTTAGTGAGTAGGTCTCTTGTAATGGTTCTCCTCCCATCTGCATATGTTATGTCAACATCCTTGTTAGCATTCGTGATGGAGCTCCAAAGGAAGTTAATCACGATGTAGGTAGGTGTAGCCACAAGCACAGTGTACAGCCCATCGAAGTTAGCATTCACTGCACCTAGCCCTGTTTGTGTTAAGACTATTTGGTCACCCACCAAAAAGGTGTTAGCTCCATTCAATTGAACTCTACCAACGTATGGTGCAGTCACATACTGAGTCATTGCAGATGTGAATGAGGTAGTGGTTAGGTACTCCTCACCTACCTTAACATCATACTTGTAGTGGCTATTGGGTGCATCATACACCGTGGTGTTGAATGGCTCAAGGTCAAATGATACCTTAGACTGCAAAAGCTTGCTGAGGTCAATCTCACCATAGCCTGTGCTATACATCGGGAGCACCCTGTACTCTGCTATCTTGTTAGTGGTTCCACTCTCATAGATATCAAAGATATACTTGAAGCCTCCAAGGTTCTTGTTGGTGCTATCATAGATGTACTTGATAGGATTGTATGCAGGTGTCAATGTCTGCGGTATAGCTTGTGCTGTGATTGCCATACCTATATTATTTTATCCTGGTGTTTTGTTTCTAAAATGCATAGTAACTATCATCCGTGTAGTACTCTTGCCTAATGTGAGTGGTCGCATACCTGATTGCATCCATTGCATCATCCCACATCTTGACCGGTTCATCAGTGATCATGTCACCTACTTTCTTCCACTTGTAATTCTCATACTCCTTGCGGATGGCCTTATCATCTTGGCATAGCACTCCAAAGGTCTTGATGTTGTCGATACCTTTCTTGACCACCTTGTTTGCGTTCTGCACATCATAGCCTGCATTGTTCAGCTCTGCAATAATCTCAGGCCGTGCATAGTCAGCCACAATGGTTACAGTCTTTTCTACGTTGAATGACTGCATCTTGTCTATCAGCATGGGAGTAGTGAGGTAGCTCTCATATATCACAGGCTCAATGTATATGTCATTGTCACACCAATAGACCCGCATGAGTGCAGTGGGGTGATTGTATCCAAAGTCAAGGCCATACACATAGTTGACAAACCTAGCAGGGCGGTGTGGTATGAATGACCAGTTAGAATAGATGTTACTCTTGCTGATTGCTTTCTCACCCAAGGCATAGATTTGATACAAGGCCTCATCCGTTCGCTTGAGGTCCTCTATCTGAGTTCTGATACTCTGAGGTAGGAATGGGTTGTC